TGCAAAGAAGATTTATGAAGATAGATTGGATCCTGATGGTGTTGCTCTCATGGATAAGGCTTTGAGAGAACATTATGCATTAAATGAAACAAGAACATATGCTCAATTAGGCAAGAATCGCATGCCTACACTGTTTGCAGATCAGCTTTCTTATAATTACGGTTCAGGTGGTTTTGGCTTTGGTTCAAACGGATAAATAAGGAAAATTATGACTTTCACTCTAGGCATTCCAAAAGGTTCTCAAAGTTTAAATCAGACCTTTCAGTCTATCCAGGACAACTTTACTAACTATAAAACTGTTGTTGGAATTAACCACTTTGCTCCTAATACTGCAAATCAAGGTAAGCATACTTTCGTAGAGATGCCTAATTTTTCTGGCACACCGACCACATTTGCAGGCGAAGGAAGTATCTTTAGTAGAACTAGAAATGGTTATAGTCAAGTTTGGTATACACCGGATGCTGGAGCGGTGCGCTATCAATTGACAAGATGTGACGATGCGAATTTTTCAACCTTTGCAGCTTATACTCCTTATGGAGCACCTCCAGCAGGTTTTACTCAAAGTGGAGGGTGGACATTTCTCCCAGGAGGCCTATTAATGCAATATGGATTTTATGGGAAATCTGGGGCCACGGGAAGTTCTGGTAGTATTGAATTCCCTGTAAACTTTAGTTCCTTTCCCTACTCTATACAGTTATCATTATATCGAGGGTCAGGTGATCAGTCTTTAACTATAGATTCTGGATTTACCCCAACCCCATCAAAATTTAAGTTCCTTACTTCTTCAAGTGGTTCCGATGGTATTTATTGGTCAGCAATAGGGGAATAATGCAGATAAATCCACTAACTCCTATATTCATTGCAGGTGATCTTCAAGGTCTACAAGACGATGTAAAGCCATTTATGCTTCAAGATCAAGCATTTTCTAAATTAAGAAATGCTTATTCTTGGAGAAACAGATTAAGAAAAAGAGAAGGTCTTCAGCTTCTGGGAAGACTTCGGAGAATTATTGAAGCATTCGCTTCTATAATCACTTATGGAACCATTAATGGGACAAATACATTCAATATTTTTACAGCTCTTGGAGTTAATGTAACTGAACCTAATGCGATGGTAGAACTTGGTAATACAACCACAATAACCATTGTTATAGCAGCCACAGGTCAGACTTTAACAAATACAGATGGAACTTCAACTTTAATCGTTGGAGGAGCTGGAAATATCACCTCAGCTTGGATAAATTATTCTACTGGTATCGTGACAATAACTGCCAATGCCATTAATGCTCCAGCTGGTGTAACCATTTCACTAGCTTACTATCCCGGTCTTCCTGTCATGGGTATTATTGATCGAGAAATAGGCACTATTAATGCTGAAGAAACAATTTATTTTGATACTAAATATTCTTATGTTTTTGTAGGTACTGGCTTTCAGGATTTTGATGCTACAACCACATGGACAGGAGATAATTGGAATCTATTCTGGGGAGATAATTACCGAGGTTCAACCCCTGATGCAAGACTGCTTTTTGTCACCAACAATGTTGCTGATGTTACAAATCCGATTCGCTATACTAGTGGTGGAGCATGGACGAGCTTTATTCCTTTAGTAGATGCCACTCACAGTCTATTTCAGACGAGATTAATCATTGCTTATTACGGAAGATTACTTTTCTTGAACGTGCGGGAAGGAGTAACAGCAGCTGGTGTTGCTAGTGCCGCTAACATCTTCAATAGATGTCGTTTCTCAGCAATTGGAGACCTTACAGCAGTCGATGCTTGGAGAAGTGATATCTTTGGGAAAGGCGGCTTCATTGACGCTCCTACAAACGAAGCAATCGTTTCTTGCTCATTCTTTAAAAATACTCTCATCGTTAACTTTGAACGTTCCACCTGGCAACTGCGTTACGTAGGAGAATATGGACTACCCTTCCTTTGGGAAAGAATTTCATCAGACTTCGGTTCTGATTCTACATTTTCTGATGTTATCTTTGACGCTGGGGTTCTCACCGTCGGTGATAGGGCTATAACAACATGTAGTGCTGTTAATGTACAACGGATAGATATACCAATACCAGATCTTGTGTTTACCTTTAGAAATCTTGAGCATGGTATTGACCGTGTCACTGGACATAGAGAATTCAGAAAAGAATTAGTCTACTGGAATTATGTCGATCCGAATTTCTTAGGTGAAGAGCAAGTCTTTCCTAATAAAGTATTAGTCTACAATTACCGCAATAATACCTGGGCTCAGTTTGATGATCGTGTAACTTGTTTCGGTACATTCCAGCCTACTAGTGGAATCACTTGGAATAGATCAGATATCTTTTGGAATGATGATAATGTCCTTTGGGGAGACTTTGACAACCAAAGCGAGTTCCCATTTACCGTAGCAGGGAATTCTCAAGGTTATGTCCATTATTTTGCCGCAAGCAATCCTGATGATGTTTCTTACTCTATCACGGCAATTGCTGTAGATGGTGTGACAGGGAACTTGTTGATCACTGTACCCAACCACACCATGTTTTCAGATGATATTATTAAACTTAGCGGATTGCAGTTTGTGACGACAGCAACAGGCGTTGCAACAACCACGAATCTGAATGATGAAATATACCAAGTACAGTTTGTTTCATCTACTCAAGTAGCTCTTTTTAAATGGGATGGAACGCAATATACACAATTCACTTATACCCCATCACTTGCAACATCTTCTTATGCAGGAGGGGGACAGCTTACATTCTATCCAAGATTGATCGTTGATACAAAAGATTTCAATCCATTTCAGACACAAGGGATGCAGACTAAATTATCTTATGTCGATTTTTTGATGGATGCTACACCTGCTGCTCAAATGACGGTTGAGATCTTTGTAAATTCTTCGCAAGATCCTGCAGCACAAGCTAATATGCTCATCGGAAATATAGAAACAGAAACAACATTAACGCTTGTTGGTACCATTACAGGAGCTAATAACGCTAATCCTGGGGTTGTCACTAGTAAAAATCATGGTTTAAAGACTGGTTTCAACATCAACATCACAAATGTGCAAGGTGCCACCGGCTACAATGCAAACTTCAACGTGACTTATCTTACAGAAAACACATTCTCAATTGGTGCTGATGCAACTGGCTTTGGTACATATACAAGAGGTGGTAATTGGGTACAAAGCCAAGGAAATTCTGATGCGAATACTGTTCCCTACATTCCCGGTGCTGATTATAGTTGGCATCGTTTTTTTGCTGGAGCTACAGGACAATACATTAGAATAAAAATGACTTATGATGAAGTCTTGATGAATAATCCTGTGACTCATCAAGATGATTGGGTGATGAATGCCTTTTCTTTATGGGTGCGTCCTGGCTCGAAAACGTTCTTAAAGTAAATCGATGTAAAGCGGGGTTTACATGGCATTTAATAGTGATACTCCACTTCAGTCTAACCAACTTCCAATCTCTATTGATTTCCCTAAAGGCAACGACGAGAATTTCCAAGAAACGCTTTCACTTTCCTATAAGAGAACAGCTGATGCAGTCAATACGAAGAAAGGTTCTATCTTCAATTTAGAAGAGAATGCAAGCTTTGATCGTTATTTTCCTACAACGACAAGCTCAAACACCAGCAATTCCTTTCCTTTCAGATCTGGCTATCGCAAAACATTCAATCTGACAGTGCCTATTGCTCCTGGAGCTACTTTAACATTTGCTCATGGCGTCACAGGTCTTGCTAAGTTAACGGATATGTATGGCGGATGTTTGACAAATGCTGGGGAATTTCTGCCATTGCCCTATGTCAGTTTAACGCTTGCAAAGCAGATAGAAATAAAAGCAACAACGACAACTATTACATTGATAAATGGCGGGTCGCAGGGTACTATAACAGAAGCTTCCATCGTCATGGAATATTTGAAAACAACTTAAAGAGGGTGTATGGGCTGGTTAGATTTTTTGACAGGAAGTAAAGACAAGTTAAAGAAAGTCTCTAACTTCTCCCCTGAGCAAACAGGATTATTTAACAACTTCTTGAATCAAACTAAAGGTCTTCAAGGCGGCGCTAAGCAAGCTACTGGACTTTTACAAGATTACCTGAATCCTGAATCAGATGTTTATCAAAACTTTGAAGCCCCCTATATGCGCAATTTCAATGAGCAGACTGTTCCCAGACTAGCTGAGCAATTTGCAGGCGCTGGAGCTACTGGTGGAGCGCTTTCATCAAGTGCTTTTGGTCAATCATTGGGAGCTGCCGGAGCCGGTCTTCAAGAAAACCTAGGATCCATGAAATCTACGATGCAAAGACAAGCAATCATGGACTTCCTCGGGCAATATAATCAGCAGAATCAAACAGGACTTGGCGCTAAACCTTTCGACTACATCAATCAACAAGGCTCGCAAGGGCTTCTTGGTGGTATTGCTCAAGGTGTTACAGGGAACCTTCCTGGAATTATTCAAGGGGCAATGAACCAATATGGTGGAAGAGGAAGTGGATTTACAGCTAGTCCTCAAAGCCAACAGATGGATATGGGTTTTAGAAGCGGCGCACCAGGATATTGGAGGTAACAATGGTACAAATTCATAATTTACCAGCTAAACGCCGTGGTGTTTTAGCTGAAGTTCTTGGTGAATCCTTGGGTAAGGGACTGGGTGAATTTGGCAATGCGTATTTTGCCAATAAAGCCTTGGAAGGAGTGATGAATGACCCTTCATTAAAAAATGCTTCCTCTTCAGAAAGAATGAGCAGATTGGAATCAGCTTTAAGGCCACATGGTGAATTAGGGGAAGGTGTCTTCAAGAAACATTTGCAGATTGAGCTACTAGCCGATCAAGAAAAGAAGCGAAAAATGGCAATTCAGCAACAACAAGCTGAAAATCAAGCGTTTCAAGCTCATGGAATCAATCTAAATGGCGTTTCTGATCCTCAGCTAAGAAAGACACTCGTTGGACAGGCTCTTAAACAAAGAGAGCAAGAGAGTCTGATGAAGTCGTTATTTGGGGAGTCTTCCCAATCCCAAGAACAAGAAGGCGGGATGGATGATCAACAAATGCAAAGACCTGTTCCTATGGGTCCTCCTTCAAACTTAAACCCTCAGCAAGGATTTCAGCCACGTGGAATCATGCAGCCTATGCAAAACCCTCAAGAAGCGTTGCAACAAGCTCCGCCTATGCCTACTCAAATAACCCCTAAGAAACAACAGTCTTATGCTGAAAGGTTCCCACCTCAAGTGTTGGCAGCGCTTGCTGTGAAGAGTCCACCTTTGGCAGCTCAAATCCAGAGAAGTATAGATTTTGAGCAAAGGCAGCAACAAAATAGCCCTGAAGTAATTAGAGATAAGCAAATAGCTAAAGCTCAATCATCAGCAGATGTCAAGTATAATCAAACTCTAGCGGAAACTTCCAAACAACATGAGCTTAAAGAAAAATCCCTTAGTAACCTTGAGAAGCTTAATAGACAAGGAGTTACTGGTAAGCCGTATGAAAAGTTACTTGAGAAGATGGGGCTTGTTAATCTTACTTCAGAGGGAAGAAGAGAATTCGCCGCGGATGTTAAACATTTAATAACGGATATTAGATCAATACTAGGTGGACAGTTTTCTAATTTTGAGTTTTCGACAATTTTGAACGCGTATCCAAGTGCGGATTTTAGTAAAGAAGCAAACAATGCGATTATTAATAATCTAAAGGATTTTCAGGACATCAAGACGCAAGAGGTGAAAATAGCTGAACGTCTTAAAAAAGAAAATGGTGGTGAAATACCTTATGATTTTCAATCAAAGGTTAATGAAGGTGTTAGACAATACGCTCAGTCTAAAATGGCTAGTATCAAAGAAAACACCAGCAAAATCATGCATGATCAATATGGAATTACTGACGATATGGTTTTGATGTTAGACCCTAATGGAGAGCCATTAAGTGTCAAACCTGGCGATGTAGAAAGATATAAAGCACTTGGAGCCCAAATACCATGATGACTGAGCAAGATCCCTTTGCTGATGTTAGATTGAAGAGTAATCAGCCAATTCAACAGAAAGCACCACAGCAAGCCCAAGAATCGACCAAAGAAGATCCTTTTGCAGCTGTACGGTTAAAGAAAGATGAGAGTTTTCCTTGGCTTTATGAAGGCAGTCGTCATGTAACACGTACGGCCTCTAGATTAGCAGAAACGATCGGTGGACTCCCGGGAGATGTGGCAAGTTTAATTCAAAGCGGTGTGTTTAAAGGTTTAGAAAAACTGACAGGAATGCCACCACCGCCTCCTGAAGTCTTAAAATTGGTTAAGCAACATGGATTTCCTACTTCTTCGGAACTTCAGGAGTTCTCTGAGAAAGAATCTAAGGGCTTCACAACTCCTCAAAATGATTATGAAAAAACTGGAGATGAATACACCAAAATAGTTGGCTCTCTTTTAGGCCCAATGAAATTTAGAAGTGCTATTGGTGTAGCGTTAGCAGGTCAAGCAGGTAAGGAAAGTGGTAAAATTTTAGGGGTTGGTGAAGGATCTCAGGAGGCTTTAAAGCTAGGAAGCATTTTTATGGCAACCATGTTCAATCCTGGAGGAGCAATGAAATATGCTTCTAGTCAATATGAAAAAGCTAATTCCTTAGCAAAAGGCGCTTCAGTTGCAGCTAAAAGTTTAGAAAATAATTTGAATGTGTTAACGAAAGATCTCGCAAAAGGCATTTCTACACCACCAAAAACAACAGTAATTAAAGCTGCTGAAGAAGTTCTTTTAAAAGTAAATAATGGTAAGATAGCAGTGCAAGATTTGACCTCTGCAAAACGCGATCTAAATACTTTGATGAAAAACCCTGAAATGCTTACTAGAGAAAAAAAACTTCTTAAGGGTATTGCGAAAGAGGTCGATCAAGCAATTGTTCCTTATGAGAAAATCAATCCAGATTTTGCGAAAGCATATCGCCCTGCCAATGAAATTTACGGAGCTATTGCAGAAGGAAATAAAGCTTCAAATTTCGTTCTTCATACGCTTGGGCAAAAATCATTTATTGGTGCGGTTTTAGGTGAAGCGGTTTTAGGTCATACTGAATTAGTGCTTCCTACTGCTGGGCTCGCTGCTGGAGCTGTCGCTGGCGCTAAAGGAGTTGATTTTATAACAAGAATGTCAAAGAGTAAAGAATTGCAGAAATTTTATGCAAAAGCTATAGGAGCAGCTCTTTTAAAAGATGCGCCCACGCTAAGACTTTACGAGAAAAAAATACAGCAAGAAATGAATAATTCTCAATAATCATGCTCAAGAGATTTTTCTAGCCAATAAAAGGAAAGTAAAATAATTGGAATCGCAATAAATAATTCTAACATAAATTCTCCATGTTTTTATTAATCTTCTAATCCCAATCTTCTGCGAAATGACAAAAAAGAAGAATAGCCCCCCATTTCAATAAAAATGGGAGGCATACAGATATAACAAGTATAACCTTAAGACAATTATCATTTAATATAGTAAGCAAAGGCATAACCGCCCAAAAAGCAATTATGTATTTTACCATTTTACTCAGCTTTTCGTTGTGAATGATCGCTCTTTAGCATGTAGCAATCTTTGTTGCTCATTGCTCCTTCAATACGGCAAAGCCTTCTATCGATATCCAAAAGCTTTTCTTCGAACTTATCTAATCGATTTTCGAATCTGGTCATAAAGCTATATTGCAATCCTATAATAGTAATACCAAATCCTATGATGGCTATCAATTCATTGCTCATAAAAACCCCCTTATCTTAATCTTTGTTGCATCAATTGTAGCATTTGTTGTTGATTTCTTAAATTTTTACGCATCATTTCTTGTTGCTCTTCTTGCATATTCAATTGATGAGTATGGTAGCGTTCTTCAGTAGTAGCGCCCTAACGCGAAGTATGGATCACCTGAACTCCATAGCAACTAACGGTTGCTAAACACATTAAAGCAGTAAATATTACGTTTTTCATTTTCATTCCTTTTTTTTAGTTTATTTTTCCAATTTATATGAAATCATGTTCTTTAAGGTCACCTCAAAATCCATGACTCTTATTCTATTAAGCTCGCTCTTGGATATTCTGAAAGGCGAAGTAGATCCACTTCCGGCTCTGAAAGCATTTATACGGCCCTTTTTAATCGATCTTCGTATTGTATTTGCATGAACTTTAAGAATATTAGCCAACTCTTCTACCGTAAAAAACTCTTCTTCCATGTCATATCCGTTGTTCAACGTTAACCAAATTATATCATAAATGATCATTCTTGTAAAACATAAGTTATTTATATAATATTTACCTTGCTATACTTAAATTTATCATTTATGTATTAGGAAAACAATAAGGGGTTTTTTATGGCTAACAGATTCTTGCAGGTATATGGTATCACGAACGGCGTTACAGAAGTTATGCCACCACCAATCATGGCTCAAAGACCTCCCGCTGTGAGCGATACAAACTATCTAGCTGGGCAAGAATGGATTGATCAGTCTGTAACTCCTTATGGTTTATATCAATATGCAGGCGGAGGTACATGGGATTCAGGTGGTAACCAACAATCCACTACAACTCTAGCGGGTATTACTCGCTATGCTACTGCCGCTGAAGTAAACGCAGGAACGGGCACAAACAACGCAGCTTTAGCTGTCGACGTATTCAACCTAGCTCAAAGCATTGTTGTAGGTGCTGTCCCTGTAGCTCAAACTTCTGTTACAGGTCGTACTAATTTAGCAACTGATGCCCAAGCCGTTGCAGGTACTGCTACAGTTCCAGGTGTTACAGCTCTTGCAGTTCAACCATCTAACCTTGCAGCAGTATTTGCAGCTCCCCCTGCTACTGGTGGCACAACTCCAGCAGCTGGCGCATTTACAACTTTAAGCGCAACAGGACTTGCAACACTTAGTGGTTCTGCAACTGTAACGACAGGCGCAACAGCATTAAACTTAGCCTCTGATGCATCTACAGGTGCCGTGAATATTGGTACAGGAGCTGGCGCAAGAACAATCACTGTTGGGAATATTACAGGCGCAACAGCCGTTGCTGTTAACACAGGTACAGGATCATTTAGAGTAACCTCAACAGGCGCTGGAGATATCGTTCTTAACTCAGCTGATACCGTTCTTATCGATTCTGCTGGTGTTCTTGAGCTTAATTCCTCTGCTGGTGTTATTGGTATCGGTAACGACGCCGTTGCTCAAGCTATCAACGTAGGTACTGGAGCCGCTGCTCGCACGATCACGCTGGGTAACTCATCAGGTGCAACATCGGTTGTTCTTGACGCTGGTTCTGGTCCTGTAAATATTGGAACAAATGCTGTGGCTCATACGGTTACAATTGGTAACATAACGGGAGCAACAGCTGTAGCTATTAACGTAGGTACTGGTAACTTTGCTTTAGATGGTGTAACAAATTCTACTTATACAGTCGGAGCTAGCACAACAACAGGAACTATGACAATCGGTGGTACTGCACAAACTGGTACCATGACCTTAGGTAGCTCTAGCGGTACAAATATCGTTAACGTAGGCACTGGTACAGGAGCTACCACTGTTAACATTGCTACTGGTATCACCAATGCTAAAGCTGTGAATATTGGTACAGGCGCTATCGGTAACGTCATTATAATCGGATCTGTAACCGCTGCATCGAGTATTTCTCAACTAGTCGGTACTGGTAACTTCTCATTAGACGGCGCTGCAACTTCAACCTATACATTTGCCCCTTCAACTACTTCCGGAACGATTAACTTCGGCGGTACAGGAGCAAATACAGGAACTGCAACTGTATTTGGCGGAACAGGCGCTCAAACAATCAATATAGCCAACTCAACTGGTGGTAAGACTGTTGCGATCGCTGCAGGTGCTGGCGCAAACCTTGTTTCAATTGGTTCGGCGACAGGCGCATCAAGCTTGACGTTTAGAACCGGTTCTGGTAACTACTCTTTAGATGGATCTACAGGAACAACTTACACAACAGGTGCTTCTACTACTACAGGTACTTACACCTTAGGTGGTACAGCTCAAACAGGTACAATTACTCTTGGAAGTTCTTCAGGAACTAACCTTGTTTCAATTGGTGCTGGTACAGGCGCAACAACTGTCAATATCGCAACAGGTGCTACAAGCGCTAAGGCTGTAAATATTGCGACAGGAGCTGTTGCTAACGTTGTTATCATTGGAACTGTTACTGGCGTTGCTTCCCTTTCGCTCTTAGTAGGTACAGGCAACTTCTCGTTAGATGGTGCGGCTACCTCAACTTACACCTTTGGACCTACCACGACAAGCGGTACATTCAATATTGGTGGTACAGGAGCAAATACAGGTACAGCAACGATTTTTGGTGGTATTGGTGCCCAGACAATCAACATTGCTAATAGCACTGGTGGTAAGACTATAACTTTAGGTTCTGGAGCTGGCGCAAACACGTTAACAATTGGTTCGACAAATTCAACGTCGACTACGACAATTCAAGCAGGTTCTGGAGCTATCAACCTAACTGGTGATGTTAATTTGACTAGCGTTGCGACAAAGATTTCATTAAATGGTGGAGCTGTTACTGACTTTATTGGAAGAGCTACACTTATTGCAGGGACAGTAACTGTTGCGAATACCAACATCGCAGCTGCGGATAGAATCCTTGTCACAAGATCTGCTTTGAATGGATCTCCAGCTCTTGGATTTCCAATCACAACAATCAGTGCAGGTGCTTCATTTACAATCGCTGCATATAGCGCGCTAGGTGTTGCTGCAACAACCGATGTCTCGACATTTGACTACATAATTTTCCGTCAAACTTAAGGTTTAAAGAAGGTGGTTGACGTAATGTCGACCACCTTTTAAGATAAATTAAATTTAAACCCGGAGTTCAAAAATGATTAAAACGCAAGCAGTAATTGAAAAACAAATCAACGGCAAAACATTCATGACATTCTGTGTGCAAGATTCTACATGGGGTGAAGTCTTTGATTACGCCTGTCTAGTTCGTCAATATGCTTTAGATAAAATGAATGAACGGATTGCGGAAGAAGAACAAACAGAATGCAAAAAACATGTCTGTTGTCAAGGAGAAGAAGTATGCCTTTAGAAAAATCAAAATCCAAGAAAGCTATTGGTAAAAACATTGCAATGGAAATGAAAACCAAACCTAAAAAGCAAGCTGTGGCTATAGCCTTAAATGTGGCAAGAGAAGCCGGAGCAAAAATTCCCAAAAAGAAAGCTAAATCTCCATACTAAAGAGGTTGTAAATGTCTGTTAACAATAGCCAAAGAGCTGTTACTGCTCCTGAGCTTTTAGCTACTATGACCGGGGTCGCTGTGACCATCGGGACATTAATAGCAAATCCTACAATCATCATATTTGATAATCAAGGTACTGTTTCAACTGCTATTTCAACTGATGGTGGAGCAACTACTTGGAGAACTTTTCCTGCGGGAGAGGCTTTGACTTTGGATATGCGTGCAGCTCATGGATTAGCTTCAAACTACACTTTTGATATAGGCACTGTTTTTACAGGAACTGGAGCATCAGGCAACTTTTCTATTTCATATCTTTACGCTAAATCAACTTAAAGGGGGCTTCTTTGAGCCAAATTTATAAAGCTTCAACTTCAAGCCCACCACCGCCTACAGTCGCAACAACTTATCAGACGCCAAATGGAAGCGCAACTCCAGCAGTAAATGTCATTAACTTTACAGCTGATGATTCAACTACCAATAACGATAACGGTATATTTGCTTCAGCAGCTGGATCTACGATCACCTATAGTCTTTCAAATCATGCAACGGGCACATCGGCAACTACTGATGCAACTTTAACGACTATTATCTCTCTTCCTCTAGGGGGGGCGCCAGGAACGTTTTACATTTCAGGTAATATCCAATCTTTCAACGCTTCTACATTTGCATCTGGAGCTTATACATTTAGTTCCGGATATAGAACAGATGGAGTGACTGCTATTGAATTAGGATCTGAATCTCATGATACTTTTGAAGATGCTGCCTTAGCAACTTCTGATATCTTTACAGGTGTGAGTGGAAACAATGCTATCGTACAAGTCCAAGGAGTTGTAGGTCTTAATATTAACTGGAATGCTGAATTAAACTATAGACAGGTAAACTAATGGGTGGCTTCAATTCAATACGCGGTGATGAGACAGTAGGTTACGCCGATAATTTTAGCTTTGATGGGACAGAACGCGGCGGGAAGATGACTACTGATGGTCAGCTGTGGATTGGATCTACTACAGGTCGACATGTTCGATTGAACACTATAACAGCAGGTGCTGGTACAACCATCACAAATGGCCCTGGGACCATCACAATTGCCGTAAACAACGCTCAGGTGGGGCAGACCATTACCGGAGACTCTGGAGGTGCTTTAAACCCTACATCCGGCAACTGGAACATCCTTGGTCAGCAAGCTGGAACTGTCCCTGTTATGATTACTACAGGATCGGGGTCTACATTAAGCATTGAGAATAGAAGTTGGTTAACTCAACTTGTAGTAGATCCTTCAGCAACAGTTGGTTTAAGAGGTACATTTGCAACAATTGCAACAGCTTTAACGGCGGCAGTTTCAGGACAAGACATTTTTATTAGACCTGGAACCTATACCGAAAACCTTACACTCAAAGCCGGTGTCAATCTCATTGGTTTCATGGGTGATGGAGAAACTCCACAAGTAACGATCATTGGCAACTGTACTGCAACTTTCGCAGGAACATGTAGTATTTCGAATATCCGACTTCAAACTAACTCAGCTGCTCTTATGACGGTATCAGGAAACTCCGCAACCATAGTTAGAGTGCTTAACTGCTTCGTTAATTGCTCAAACAATACTGGTCTTACACACTCATCTTCTTCAGGAAGCTCACTAGTGACCTTTAGAGGATGTTTCTTGAATTTAGGGACAATAGGTATTGGTCTTTATTCTTTAACTGGATCAGGAAACATCCAATTTCAATATTGTATTGTTGACAATACTGGTTCAAGCTTAACTGCTAGTACCAACTCTGCAGGTGCAGTTTCTTATACATATACTCATGGAACTTTTGCAATTAGCACATCATCAACTGGATTGCTAAGAGCTGATTATTCTCAATTCAATATGGAACCTTTTAACACCGCGGCTTTAACCCTGGCGGGTACAGGCAACATGGTTTGCGATAAATGCCAGTTTTTAGGGGGAACTGCAAGTGCTATTTCGATAGGTGCAGGAACAACAGCTACCCTTACATCTTGCAAAATATCTTCCTCAAACACAAATGCCATTACAGGCGCAGGAACTTTAAGCGCAGCGGATTTAACATTTACCAATACTTCAAGTACAATAAATGCCACAACCCAAACAGGTATAATCGCGCGTCCAGGTATTGTAAGAAATACACTCCAACCCGCTTTTTATGCATACCTTGGCTCTAACTTAACCAATGCCACTGGAGATGGGACAATAGTTACTTTAGGCTCAGGAACGGCTTTAACGGAAGTTTATGACCAGAACAATAACTTTGTCACAAGTGGAACCTTTACAGCCCCTTATACAGGTATCTATAGTTTCGTAGTTAACGTTACTGTGAGTGGTATCACAGCAGCTATGACAACAGGTTTAATTAAGATTGTAGCTACAGGAACAACTTACACAATCTTCGATGGTCAACCAGGTAAATACGCAGATAACGCTAACGTGATGGGTTATAATGGCACTGCAACAATTGCTATGACAGCGGCTGATACTTGCACATTTACTATTCAGTTCAGTAACGGCACAAAAGTTGGGACTGTAGTTGGTGCCAATGGATCAACTTGGGTCAGCGGATTTATGGTCGCTTGATTCTAAGTTTTAAGCTTTTTCTTAAAAAATTCAGTGCGCCTTAAGTGCTCTTGTCCTGGCGGCAAGAGCCATTTCATCCAAGCAGAAACTTTTATTCTTTGGCATTCTTGATTAAACCACCCGCATTCTCTTGCGGAATACCATACCTTGGTTATTTCATGGTCTACGAGGGCTTCTACAAGCTCTTTATGCAAGGGAAGCTCTTCTTTAGGGTCTATCCATTGAAAGCTTGTTGTGAGGGGGATGCTCATTTTCCAGGTGTCCTTTGATCTTTTAATTCTTGTTTAGATCCCCATTTTAGATCCAGGACTAAGGATCCAAAAGGAAATAGAGAAATCTCATCATAATAAGGAAAACGAAAATCTAAACGAAAAAATTCACAATTGAGTCCATGCAAAGCATTTGTTTCTTTCATGCCTTGAATTAACATCGCAGTTGCTTTTAGCAATATATTACTATCTCCACACGCTCTTTCACTAACTGCAATAATTTTCTCAAACGCAAAATCCGGTTCTTTCATTTAAACACCTTGATTATTATCTCGATAAATCCAATCCATAAGGATAGGGACAAAAATAGGCAGCCTACCCAAATAATCCATTGAAAAGAATGTTTTTCGTCTTCCTGTTCGTTCATTTTGGCCAGTCTTTTGGATATCTCTTGTCTATCTCGGCCTGCAATCCTTCGTGCATTTCATTTACCATGTTTTTAACATCCTCTTTTACGCCTAAGACGCAAAAAAGACGCAAAACTCTATTAACAAGATTATAGCTTATAGTTAACTTCGATCTTGTATCCCAATCACTCATAACCTTTAAACAGTCTGAAATAGCCTCATTAATCAACCGTTCTTCCAAAGAATCTAGTGACTTATCTTCTTCCATCACTTAAAGTTCCCTTGTGCAGCTATTGTATGCAGAACAATAACTGTTTGCTGCTGAGTTAGAGCGTTCCTATGCTTAGCGCTTACGCTTAAAGACCTGACATAGCTCAAGTACTCAAAAGGCCTAACGACTCTCTCTACAGGAAGGCCCCCATGAGTATGAAAGGTTCTATGTGATCTCCATAGTTCTAGGTTTGATATGCCATGTGGGACATTAATTTGCGGGATCATTCTTTATCCTTTTAAAGCGGTTTTACATCTTGTCGTATTCCCAGTGTCCTAAAGCGTAACCGCCGAGGAAAAAGGCTAGGTATATATAGTATTCCATTAATCCCCATTAACATAGGGTTTTCCTGCTAAATTTATCATGTATTTGTTAAAAAATGAAATAAGATTAAGCTTGTTATACGGCAAAGCTACACTATGCAAAATATCATCAAATTCATTAAGACATCCATAAACAACTAAAAAGTAGACTATATTAGATTTGCAGCAAGTCATTTCATAAATATTAATTTCCGTCTCGGAATAATCTCCGGAATCATCACCAACCGGCCATACTTTAAATCTGCTGTAAATGTTGATATCATTATCCTGAGAATGTCTAATTAGAACATCCTCATAAGTCTCTTCTTCCCCCCAAGTCAGCCAACGATATTTATCACTTCCATAGCAAGGAATTCCGATTAGATTATCTTCCTTACAAACAACTTCTCTAAACATAATAAATTCATTATATAAGTTTCCGATTTGTTCTTTTAAATAATCAGCAAAGGTATAACTGCAGCTTAACGAAATTCCTTCACCTGCAATCACAGTTGCTGGAGTCTTTTCTTTTTCACTATCCATTATTCACCCTGAATCCTTTGAATTGAAACTCAACATCATTATTACGGCGAGCCCAATGAACTGCATTTCTAGTCAAAATCATCCCTCGCTGCTGGGGAGTTAACGTTGCTAGGTGAATCGGGTCCATACTTAAAGATCTTACGTAAGTTACATACTCAAAAGGCCTTATGAAGCTTTTTGTTGGAATAAATCCAATATTGTTATATGCTCTTTGAGCATTGTAAAGCTCTTGATTTTGTTTATGAGCTTCGTCAGCTATATTTCTTAAAGTTTCATCGCATTTATATAATATTAATTGATCATCAAACTTACTAACTTGAGTCATTGCAATAATTGCATCCTTAGTACCTTCACGTATGGCGTTTAAGAATTCTTCTTTGGTGATGTCTTTTTCTATTTTCATTTTCTACTCCTTCTTTTAGCCACAAATTCAGCAAATTCAGCCCATTCAGTTTCATGTTTCTCAGAAGGGTTCTCCTCTTTTTTAATCCTAAACATGCCAAGTAGCTCATCTTCATTGATGCGGAACAGTCTCTCCCAATAGGAAACATCCATACGAAATCTATCATGTTGATGTGGTGGTTCAGTATAGGTCATTTCATTATCCTGATAAATAAGCAGCTGAGTTATTCATGATATCCCCAGGTTTATAATATTGAGTCACTTGGGCAAATGATCGATGTCCTGTCATAGCCATTACGTCTCCTATAGGCTTTCCTCGCTTACCGCATTCCGTGACAAAGCCAGAGCGTAATGAATGGGCTGTATATTCGGTAGGATCTAAGCCCGCAAGCACACATCGTTGCTTAATGATGCGAGATATCTGCCTATCGGTCAATGGGGTATTGTAAATTGTTTTTCCGTCTTTGCGTACACCTCTAAATATGGGACCTTCCTTAAGATTGGACACTTCCATCCAGTGCATTAAAGCAAGAGCGGCCCTACCAGCTAAAGGCTTAGGATCAGGAGCGCCTGTTTGATTAGTCTTACTCTTACCTAGATTGTAAACGAAATTCCCTTCAGGGTTTCTTGTTAGGTTTTCGAACACAGAAGAAGATATTTCAGACCTTCTTCTGCCTCCGGTTGCAAAGCCAAAAAGTAATAAAGCGCGATCCCTTACACCTAAGAGTGTGTTTTCACATGTGCTAAGTAATTGATTTAAGATGTCAAGGGTCATTGCCTTACCCCAGGATTTACTGCACCCAAACTTCTCTGTTAGCTTTCTTAACAACATTAGCACATCTTTATCTTGGCAGGGATTAGGAAGCTTTCTGAGATTTAAAAAGGTAGAAAGCGATGTAATTCTGCGTTCGATAGTGCTTATTTTATGAAGACCAGCTTTAGCTTTTACTTTCATCTCAATAAGCGCTTGTTCAACCGAGGTAGGCATCTCATTAGCATGCTGCATAATGAATAGAATGATGTGATCTTTTGTGATCATGTCATTAGATAACCCATTTGCTTTTTGCCAACCAGCCCAATAACGAAGATCGCCTTCTAACGCTCTTTTGGAATTTGGAGAAATGGAAGTTTCGATGACTTTTGTGGCGTCATTGATCGCTTTTGCAATCAGAAGCTGATTATTTTGTAAAGGAATTAATTCTGATTTTTGCATCTTTTTCCTACCGTTATCCTAAGCCTATCGGACTCTAAAATAAAATGGTTAATTATTTCTTCTAGATGCCATTCAAGTATAAGATCCGGATCTACATCTTTTAGAAACTTATTTTTTTTCTCTAACTTCTTTTGATGAAACCTCTTCACCATTCATAGCTTTTCGAAGAACGTTTCTGGTTACAGTTTCAACGTCCTTCATCCAATCCTCCAATAAGAAGTCGGCTTAGACCTATATAACTCTAGGTCAATCTCTTGTATCTGCGGAATGTTCTTATAGTCAATCGAACCCCTTCTCACATGCTTGCAAACGCGTATTCCGGCGCCCATCGTCGGGTAGTCAGACGATTCCTTTATTAAGGCTTCTCGAATCAAAAGCTGCTCTTTTTCAAGATCTTTAATACTATTAGTGATGTGCTGATACCTGTGAGCTAAATTGTCCCAAACCTCATCGTCACGCGTTCTAAAGTCGCATTCTAGTAGAGGGGGAGCGCAGAACTCTTGCATACACAGCCAAAACTCAGCTTCCTTCTCCAGCATGTGACCGATATAACAGTCATCGCGCTCATAGGTTAAGTACACAATGTCGCTTTCATCATAGTATGAGAGGTATAGTAGCTTTTCCACCTGACATACTTCCATCATGTGGTTTAGCTGGCCGATGTACTTCTTTGGTATCTGCCCTTGCTTAGCTGATTCATGGTCGATCTTACCGGGAGCTTTAAACTCACAGAGATAAGCGCCATCATCAGATATTGCGTCAAGACTTGCCCCCATGTACTTAATGCTCCTGCTTTGCACAACAGCCGGGGCTAGTTTAACGCCTAGTCTTTGCTCAGCCAACTCTAACATACGAGGCTCTAAGTCCTTCCCACGCTGCATCCTATAGGATGTCTTCTTAGGCTTAGCGAGCCCCATCTTCTGTTCCCAGAGTGCGTAAGGTGTAGAAAAGGGACTCTCTAGCATGATTATAGGGACGTCGCTTGCGCAGACACGTCCATTTCTCCAGTTAAGCCACTCTTGAGATCCTTGATCAAGATGAACTTTAAGAGCTGAGCTCATTTTTTACCTCCACAACTACCTCTGAAAGTTTCTCCTCAACGCGTTCCATAATAGGTCCATAATCTTTGACTTCTAGGTCATGAATACTTCCAGCTAGCTTATTGATGTGGTTAAGGACTCGTTCTACAAAGTCTTCAGGGCATCTTTTTAAACAATCCAACAATTTATTAACCTGTTCTTTAGTGATTATCACTTTCTCAACTTCAACCACTTCCATTTCAGGTTGAGAAGATGCTTTGTTAGCAGCAATTTCCTTCAGTTCACTCATGTCATAACTACAACCCTTAATGACATCGGGAAATAGCTGACGAGCTAACATGGAAAGACATCTATTGAAAATCATAACTCCTGGATACTTGTCATACATATTCTTAGCAAGACCTGCTCGCTTGGCATCATCCATACTAAAGGTTGTTGTCCAGGTGTCGCCGTTATCGCTACGCTTGCCGTGCAAAATGCAGATCTCGTTGTTAGACTTAGCGTCTTTAGTAATAGAGTGACCAGCTTGCCGGATAAGGCTATTCATCATCTCAGAGCTCATCCCTGTTTTACCTTGTAAGTAATAGAGACCGCCATTAAGAGCCTCAAGGGGACTTACTCCCAAGCTTTTAGCTTTCTGCACAATAGCAAAGATTCCAGCCTCGCCCATCGCCTGGTAATGCTTAGTCTTCATGAGCTGCGCGCTCATTCTTTGCATGGCATCAATATCTTTCATTACCATGTCGAGGTTGACTTCTTCTCTTATTGCTATCTGATTTTTCTTGCTATCGTCGTTCATTTTTGTGTACCTTGGTTTTGGTTATTTGGTCCAATTCTATTAAGAACGTCTTGTGGGACGTTCTTTCTTATTTTATAGGGTTTCTGCAAGCCCTATCATTGCTTTCATAATGGTTCCTGAGCCTTGTTTTCATCTCATCATGCTTATCTTTGCACCACTTAAACTTATGCGACATATGCTTTAGATCTGACTCGTAGAAATAAATAGGTATGCCTGCACACATTCTCTTAAAGAACCTCTCAACACATTTATCTTCCATTTTATCCTCTTGACATCTTTTGGTGTGTATGTCATGATTATGTCATAAATATAACAACATCATGTATTTTACGCAAGGAGAAAAATTATGAAGCTAAGAGATTATTTAGATAAACGAGGAATATCGCCCTCAGACTTAGCTCAGAGGCTAGGTATTGACAGAAGAACTGTTCTTAAGATTATGGATAATCCCTGCGATGTTCGTGGCAAATACTTAGCTGCTATCGTTGAATACACCGGCCATATTGTATCGGCAAATGATATTCTTCAGATAGATAAGAAGAGTCCTTCCTACAAATCCGTTTTTTATAAATAATCGGGAATTCTTGCGTAAACCCCTTATGTATAAAAAATGAGCATTCATGTCTACAAATAATTGCAAAGTTCTGATCTGTAGAGCATGTTTGGACGAGGTGTTTAAGAATTGTGGCAGGAAGGCTTGCAGCCTCTGGGTCGATATAATATTAGTAACTGATGATGACAATGGAGTTAGCTTCTTTCACTTCCCTAAGGAGTACATTTATCTTCTTAGGAGGCTTGAGAACTTCCAGGTGCTCCTCTCCACTGAGTTTGCTGCTGAGGATTATTTTGTCGTCATGTTAAAGGGATTTAACAAGATCCCGAACCTTATATCCGTATGCCTTAACTCGTTGGATATTAAAAGCGAAAATTTAGATTGATTTTAAAGATTTAGGGAAAGTATATTGGAAATTTCGCTCTTAAATGTCAAGGGAAATCACCTCTCATGTTAACTTCTAGTCCAGTTTTATTTGTTTGGGGTGATCTCTCTTGCATTTGGGTTGAATTTATTGCTTATGTAAAAGCAAAAACCCCTAGTTCCGAAGAACTAGGGGTCTTGACCTTTAACACTTTAACTTTAAAAACAGACTGTTCAAGAATCCTAAGAAAATCACTAAAAACAGACTGTTCAAAAATCCTAAGAAAACCACTACCAATGAACTTCTTAGATGAGCTAACAACATCACATTCTCCAACATGTTAGCTCATTTACTAGTTTAGTCGCAAGCGGTTTTCTTAGAATTCTTGAACAAAATAAACTTTTGTTACCAAGGAGAATTTTAAGATGCGCATCGAAGAAGAATCATCATTAGCAAAATACTTTACAATGGTTCCTAATATTGTTTTTGATATTGGGCTTAAACCTGTCGAACTGGCTGTCTTTATGGCTATCCGAAGAATTGCCGGCGATAAAAGCAAGTGCTTTAAAAGCATGAAGAACCTTGCCGAAGCGGCCGGGGTGGACGTTAAGACTTGCCGACGAGTTAAAAGATTGTTAGCCATGCCCCAGCCTGTAATTGGCATGCCATTAATAAGAATAAGTGAAAAATTTTCGGAAGAGGGGGATCAAGAGGCTGATGTTATCACATGCGTTGATCTTTGGGATTTTAATTTAAAATTTTTCCTGGGGGTACTACCAAAAACGGTAGGGGGTACTACCAAAAACGGTAGGGGGGGTACTACCAAAAACGGTAGGGGGGTACTACCAAAAACGGTAGCCAAAGAAGAACCCTTTGAAGAAGAACCCATTAATAATACAGAACCTATTAATAATTTTTTTTACCCTTGCCTTTTAGGAATACAAGACATCGCAGGTAACGGTATTACTGAAAAAGATGCGATCTGGCTAACTGAGAAGTACGATGAAGCAACGGTCCAACATGCAGTTGAATATCATCGTAGAAAAAAAGGTCCTTACAAAGATAAACCATTAATAGCGATTTTGAAATGGGTGTGTAGAGATAAAGTTGAGTTACCATATAGCATTGATGAAATGATTGACGATCATATTCATACAGCTAAACAAATAGAGCATCAATTGAAATTCCCCACAACCGTTGTTTATGATATATTGAATAAAGGTATCGAAATACGACATAGTACGGGTCATACAATTCCAACTTTCGTGCAATACGACAATCCAAGTTTTAAAGACTTACTAAAAATGTCTCTTGAAAAATATCTCGGAAAAATTCCCCCATATATTGTCAAATTTCTTATTAGACATAGAAATTTACTACCATCAGAAGAGATGGAAACTACTCAACCAGAACCCGAAATGGACTACGCTAACTTTTAATGAAAATATTCATTCCTCACATTGAACTTGAATCACCTAACATCAAAAAACATTGGACTAAGAGCTATACCCAAAACAAAAAGAAGATCTGGATCATCAAATGCCATTTAAACAAACAGGAAAGGCCCGAATTGCCCACGAAAGTGGTTATGACAAGGGTTGCTCCCACAATGGCTGATTTCGATAATCTAGTGGCCTCTATGAAAGAAATCATTGATGGGGTCGCAGATTGGTTGATTCCAGGCCTAGCACCAGGAAGGGCTGATGGAGACCCCCGAATCTCTTGGGAATACTGTCAAAGAAAAGGCGGTGTGCGTGAGTATGGGATAGAGCTTGAATTTATTCACCTCTCTAAGCAATATCTGATCGAACAGGCCAGAAAAGCAATTCTTGAGAACCAGGCTTTTATTGAAGAAATGACAAGAGAGGCAAAATGAAGTGGTATGCTTACAACGATCTAATAATCAATCTGGAAAAATGCCTAAGAATTTGTAAGTGTGGAGACTCTGTAACATTTACCCTATCTACAAAGGAAGTTTTTTCTTTGCACTACGAAAATGAAGATATCTGCAACTTCGAGTTTGAAAAGATCAGCGACATTATTTTTGCGCTGCCCAAAAACAACACCCCCAAACCCGCTTTACAAGTTTTACCATTACCCTACTAAGGAAAAATCATGGAAGTAATACCCGCTGGACTAAAAAACAAAACACAACGAAAAACATCCACATGGTGGTTTATCAGCATTCTAGTTACTCAACTGATTGCTACTCTGATTATGGTTTACGGAATGGTAGAGGTTTTCTGTGCTGTAGATGAGCTTTACGAAGAAACGTATAAGTTCAACGTCTACCATGAATCTCTCATGAAACAAGCTTATGAAGCTTTGAAAGAAAAAAAAGACACCGTCGACTCTAACTTATTACCAGGCGATAACAATGCGCAAGCTCCCATTAGTTCTGATTAGCCTATTTTTTACGTCATGCCAATTCGCACGCTTTCTTTGCGACCCTGTTGTCATTGGAGATATTGAAGAAGTAGTCGAAGAAGCTGTTGACATTGAGTGCCCGCCAACTCATCGGCCTATGCCTAGCCCGCTTGGTGAAGTTTATCCGCCTTACAGACTAAAATAGCTTTATTTGCTTATCTTTAGGAAGGGGATAGAGAGCTTCAAGCGCCATACGTACAGCATCGGATATGGTTAGCATCTTACTTGTCTGGCGAATCATACTTCTAGTCATGAATAAAATATGGTCATGGTGTTCTTTGGAAACAACCACAGAAATAACCACTGACTCTTTGAACTTTCTAGGCCTCGCCATCTACTTAATCCGCTGTTTTATCATTTTTAATTATCAAGATATGCCACTATGTGGAAGTTGTCAATAACTTCTAAGACGCTTGATCCGGACTTTGGATACCATGGCGATTTAAGCTTAAGGCTATCTGCGATATAGGAAGCGGCGGGGTTTTAGCAGGAGCCCATGACTTAGCTTTAAAAGGACCCGGATCATAAGGGTTAACGAACTCAATTGTACGATTGGTGAAAGGAATCTTGATGGAACCACTAACCATTGTCCGAAGCGCTACGATGAAAACGGTCATAGCAATCTTCTCAAGAAGCGTGTACTTAGGAATCGTGGTAAACAAACAATAAGCAATAGGGGCTAAAGAAAGGGCAATCGGAAGATTTACCCAAAGCTTTGTTCTTAAGGGAAGCGTTGTCTCTTTCCCGGTAAGCTGCGATGGAGTCATATAGATTAAAGATCTTGGTTTCAGATGGAAGGCATAGCTCTCAGCTACTGAAAGCGCACAAAGCCCCATAAACCAAAGAGGCTTGTGTTGCAATAAGATCATCATATCCCTTAAGATCATCATATCCCTAACTTATCTTTTAAAGATTTTGGCCACTTTTCAAACCAACTGACAACATACTCATTTTCTTTAGAATCATATTTTACAGCGATCTTGTCAATAGGAATCCCTAGCAAGCCTATCGCGTGACCTCTGATAATTAAAGCTTTAAGATCTTCATCGGTAAAAGCGCATCCATCTTGCTCAAAAGGAATCCTAGCAACTATTCTTTTCATGGTTTCTTGGGCATCCTTACTTCATTTCTAAATACATGACCAAACTGCTTCTCTCGAACTCTCTGAAGATACTCATCACGTCGCATAGCCTCATAATAAAGCGTCCACTTCCGCGTAGTACCTAAGTCTTCTTTAGCTTGTTCAATGATAAGATCTAGCGCTGCATCTGAAAAATCTTCATCTAAGGGAGAAAAAGCAACTGGAACCCTAAAACTTGGACTGCGATGAATACCAGCGCTATTCTCCAATGCTCTCGGTGAGGGAGGTCTTATTGGTGTAGTCATGTTTCTCCTTAACGTATTTTTCGTATAGCTTATAAATAGTCGATAGGGGAAGGGTAACCCCTGTGTTAATCAAGAGTGCATCTTGCGCCCCTGTATAAGCCTTAAAAACACAAACACCCGGATAAAGGCTAGTGATCACTTGAGACATACCGCCTCCTTAAACTCATTGATGATCGCTCTCATCTGCTCAATTTCCTCGCGCAAACTTAAGACAAGCTTCTCTTGTTCGCTAAGCCTAGCAAAGATTCCGCGTCTTACGTTATGCGACATCTCCTGAGTCTTCTTCATCTCAAGGCGCATCAGATAAGCCTCCTCTGGGTTAACAGGAGACTTGTCCACTGTGAAATCTAATTGTAAAGCGTTCATATTCCTCCACGGTAAACTTTTATAGACTGTGAGTTTATCAAACATTACACTTAATTTCAATGCAAGTATATTCAAACGGCCCCAATCTTAATCTTCATCACAATCCATAAGACTTTCTAGTTGCGCTTCAAATTCATGTAGATCTCTGTTTAATTGAGCATAGTCTTTATCAAAGACCGGCTCATCATGATTATAGCGATCCTCAATCTTATGCATCTCGCTAAGTGTCCATTGGATCTGACCTCGCAAGATGTCTTCTTGCCCTTCTTCATCAGCCGGAGCTTCAAAAGAGGAATATCCAAAAATGCAATGCGGCTTTCTCATGGTCTAAACTCCGATAAAATTCTCTCACACGTTTTATTCAATTTCCAAAGCCGGCCCTCTGTTGGCCAAGCAAGGCCAAAGAACTTATCTTCTTCCTGTATTAACTTCAAGGTTTCCTCAAGCTGCGCTATGGCAGCGTCGAGTTTAACCTGAAGCTTTGACTCGTAATCATCGAGGAGCTTGCTCATACTGACCTCCAAATAACGTTCTCAAAAAGATCTCCGTTGTTGTTGAAGTCGATCTGAACCGCATAAACTACAGCGCCGGGGTAAATCGGCACCTTCTTTGCAAATTCAACCGACGACTTTGCATCTTCAAAATTAGTTGCGCCTACAAACCTGTCGTAGCGATATTCTTTAACACTAAACATCCATACCTCCTCTTTTTTAGGGAACGATTCTAGGTGAACTTCTATAAGTTGACCATCGGGTGAGTATTCAAGCCGCACAACATCCGCCTTAAAAGGATCATCTACCAAATTTCCAAGACAATTGGCAATTTTTAAGCTATCTATAAACGTAGCTCCGTTGAACTTGCCTTCCATGTATTCTTTAATCGCGTACATTTCATCCCTCACGTTGTTTCTTAAACCGATAGTATCATCATATCATATGAGAGAATTCATGTACACAATAATGTTACGAAAGTGCCACGATCATGCAAAAGAGTTTCTTATTCCTTTACAAATTTATCCTCCTTCAATATCCTTTCGGCCATGATATCGACCGCAAGCAATCAATTCAGTTTGATCCATCAATATCTCTCGAAAGGCTGGAGCTATAGCAAAATAGGCCCCATGCTTTACTTTGATAACCCGCAAGGGAATCTTACTGACATATACGATGAAAAAGGTAATCTTAAAGAGGTAAAGCCGAAGTGGAATCAATTAAAATAGACGAAAGCTTAGTAGACTCTTTAACCACTCGCCTTACGCTAATCCAGGCCGTTGCCGAAATCTTCACCGTATCAGCAGAAGAAGCTGACCTTATGCTAGAATATGTCCAAAACGGGCACAACCTGCGCGACGCTTACAACCTCGTCATGTTTTCAGACGAGGAATGTGATGAAGACTTAGCAGACCTAGAGCATCAATGCTAAATTAAAGGATCCTTTCGATGTTTCAATGGTCCCTTAAATCCGTTGCAGTCAAAGATCTTAAGCCTCATCCAAAAAATCCCCGCACCCTTTCCAGAGAGCAAGGGGATCATCTCACCAAATCTTTAATCAAGTTCGGCCTCATAGATAAACCCATCGTCAATCTAGACATGACCATCATAGGCGGACATCAAAGAATCTCCATTTTAAAAAAAAATAAAGCAAAATATATTGAAGTTTGGGTCCCCGATGTGCTATTAAGTGATCTCGACGTTGAAGAATTAAATATTCGATTGAATAAGAATCACGGGTCTTTTGACTACGAAATCCTTGCAAACGAATTTGACGTACCTAATCTACTAGATTGGGGTTTTGACTTAGAAAGTTTAGAAATCGACATTCCCGATTCTGAGGAAGAAGAAAAGCCTTCCAAAAAGAAACAAAAGGTTTGTCCTAAATGCGGCGAGGAAATCTCTTGAGCGAGCCAGTCAAAATAGACCGCCGATTTAAACAACACGGAGGCGGTGAATCTAAAATAGGAAGTGGATCCGGAAGGGGCGCAAAAGAAATAGACTGGGCAAAAGTTGATCAACTTTTAATTGCCGGTTGTTTAGGTACGGAAATAGCTCCACACTTCGACATGCATCATGATACTTTTTATAGAAAAGTAGAAAAACGCTATGGAGTATCTTTCACCGTTTATTCATCACAAAAGAAATCTAAGGGCGAAAGTTTATTAAGAGCTAAACAATATGAGAAGGCTTTAAAAGGAGATAATACTCTTTTAATATGGCTTGGTAAAAACAGATTGAAACAACGGGAACGTGAGCTTAGCGAGGAGCTGGATGATCCACTCAGAAAACTTGGCGAATACATTGCTAAAATATCCTCAGTTAGCCAATCTAGCAAGTCAAAGCTGGAGATTGAACAATCTATATTTCATCAAGAACCCCCAGGGGAAACAAGTACAGTTCAAAATGAACTGGGCACAGAAGGAGCTTTATGAATCCCTTCATAATTTCGAAGTGGTTCTCAAATGCCGCCAGATCGGGATTACGACTTTCTTTGTTATTCTTCTCCTTGATAATGTGCTTTGGAACGATAACGTTGCTGCTGCTATTATCGCTCATACCTTGGACGATTCGGCTAATATTTTCCAAGACAAGCTAAAGTACGCGTTCGACCATCTTCACCCTGCCTTAAGGCCTCTTTTTAAAGTTGTTGGAGACTCAGCTAAAGAACTAGCATTCAAGCACGGAAGCGTTATTCGCGTTGGAACTTCAATGCGCGGTTCAACACTAAACTATCTACATATTTCCGAATTCGGTAAGATCTGCGCAAAGAACCCAGAGAAAGCGCGTGAGGTCGTTACAGGGTCATTGCAAACAGTACACGTTGGCCAAAGCGTATACATTGAGTCTACAGCGGAGGGTCAAGAAGGCTATTTCTTTGACCTTTGTCAACAAGCAATGGAGCAGAAGAAATCTGCCAAACCGCTTGGGCCCTTGGACTTTTACTTTCATTTCTTCCCATGGTTTCGTGACTCGTCGTACTGCCTCGTACCTGATCCAACAGTCAAATATGATGATTACCTCAACGATTATTTTGCGGCCAGCACCAACAAAGGGATCAAGCTATCTGAAGGGCAAAAGCTTTGGTACAGTAAAAAGTACGCGCTTTTAAAAGAGGACATGCTACGAGAGTTTCCGTCAACACCAGAAGAAGCCTTCCAGGCAAGTCAAGAAGGGTATTGGTACGCCCGTCAGATGAAAGACTTGGCAGATGAGGGCCATATCACACATGTTAGCTACGATAAAGCTCTTCCTGTACATACTGCGTGGGACTTAGGACAAGCTGACTTCATGGCAATCTGGTTTTTCCAGGTCACAAGATCTGGCGAAATTAACTTTATTGACTACTTTGAACATCGAGACACTCCAATTGACCAAATTGCAGCCATTCTAAAATCCAAGAACTACTCTTATGGATCACATATCTGGCCACATGATGCTAACGCCCGTGATAGAGCGGGAATTACCTTTGCCCAACAGGCTATGGAATTTGGCTTAACGGGGATTATTTTAGAGCAACATAACCTTCGCGATGGTATAAACCTCGTTCGTTCTACTTTAAGCAAGTGTTGGTTTGATGCGAAGAAATGTCATAAAGGCGTTGTTTGTTTGCAAAACTATAAAAAGAAATGGTCATCATCTATCGGCGGTTTTACAGGAGAAGTTGAGCATGATGAATATTCTCATGGATCGGATGCCTTTAGGTATGCCTGTGCGGGCATTTCTAGAGTGGATGATGGAAAGCATAATGTAGAAAAAGACATGAAAGCAATTAGATCTTACTATGGCCTATAAGAATACTTATTCTTCTCTGGGAAGTTAAGTGGCTTTTGATAGTTTAAAACGCCTTCGCTAAAGAGCCTTATCAACCCTTGGTCATATGCCTCTGCTGCTTCTAACTCTGTGTTAAAGTTACCTTTAAGTAGTTTCTTATAGTTGATCATACAATTTATACGCCAAATATCACCGTCTTTTCTATAGGTCACTCCGTAGTATTGTGAAGATTTATTCTTCCATTTACCACGTTCTGGAACTAATCTTTTCTTCTTAATCATATCCCTTGTATTATCTAGAGGGCTGCCTTCGAATAGATGTTGAGGATTTACGCAAGCAGGATTATCACATTTGTGGCAAATAAATAAATTGTTTGTTAATGTACCGTTGTATAGGTAAAATGATACCCGGTGAGCACGATATGTTTTTTGGTGTGAAAAATAACGTCCATACCCACTCTGAAAGAAAGAACCTTGCCAAATCCAGCATTTACCAAACCATTTCTTGGAGCTTCTTAACGCTTTTGAATTTGGATCTTCAGCAACTTGCATCCAGAATTCGCAATATCTAAAGGGGATAAATTAAACATGCAGTATTTATATCATGGGTCAGTATTTATCATCAACACCCAGGAGAAATACTCTTGAAAAACTCAGATCCTGTCTTCTGGCCAGGCAATGAAGTTGACCTTCGCATAAAGCAGCAAAGAGATAGAAACTATACCGACTGCATCAACATCTTACAAACTCAACAGTATCAAGCTGATGTTGATCAGCGTTTTGCAATGGGTGATCAGGATATCTGGGGGCTTCTTTTCCCAGGTGTTGCAACATACCGAAGAAAGATCTTCAATTTCAACCTCATAAACGCCCATCTACAAATGATTTCTGGTTATCAGCGAAGAAACCGCAAATCTACCGTATGCATACCCGTTCAAACTCCTATGCAAAAGACGGCTGATCAGCTAACTAAATGCTTATACCACGTTCACAATCAATCTGGAGCCTATCAAATTTATTCTGATGCGTTTGAGCAAGGCGCGCTTACTCAAGGAATAGGTCTTGTTTCAATATTTAAAGATATGACCTCAGACCCTATTTCAGGCGACATTAAGATTCGATATATAGACTTTAAATCGATGCTTATCGACCCCTACTTTAGGCGCCATGATCTTTCTGATTGCAGATTTATCGAAACACGACAGTTCTTCGATAAAGAAGAGGCTGCATCCATCTACAGCGAATTCTACGATGAGATAATGCGTATTCCAAACGGTTCATATAGAGATGATAAATTCTATTATATGCCAGAAGTTTACCAGATTCAATTTCCTAACCTCGTAGCCATGGATGAATACTGGTATCTTTCCAATAGAAAGTGCAAATATCTCGTCGACAAGCAAACAGAAGAATGTCAAGAGTTCGTTGGAGATGAAGAAGATCTCCGTGTAATCATGTACGAATTCAAAGACAAGTTGGCTGTCGTTGAGAAAAAGAAGCCGACAGTACGTCGTACAATGATTCTTAATGATAGGGTTTTGGTAGATGAAGAAGACCCAAATAAGATTGACAGATACCCTTACATTCCATTCTTAGGTTATTTTACTCCTGATACTCCATACTATGCTTACAAATTCCGTGGTGTAGTTAGAGATATGAGGGATGCACAATACCTCTTTAATCGAAGAAAAGTCGCCGATCTAGATATCTTAGAAAGCCAACAACAAGGCTTAAAAATCCGTGAGGGCTCGCTTGTTTCACCAGATGATGCCTTCAATCAAGGAAATGGACGCGCTCTCTTTTACAGAAAAGATGGAGACCCTGGTGATATCGAACCAATGCCTATTATTCCTCCAGCACCTACTATGATCCAGATGGAAGAGATGCTTCAAGATGTAATGAATCGCATTTCAGGAGTTAATGAAACCATGCTCGGAGCCGACATCGATTCTAAAGCAGGTATTCTCTCCATGATGCGAAATAGTGCCGGGATTACTACTTTAACAAGACTTTTTGATCAATTCGATGAATCTCAACGTCTTTGTGGAGACATAATTCTTCAAATGATTCAACGCAACTGGACTTACGGTAAAGTCAAACAAGTCATCGGAGAAGAGCCTACAGCCGAATTTGATAATAAAGCATTCTTTAAATATGGCTGCAAGGTCATTCAATCCGTTCTAACTGAAGCTCAAGCACAACTTGAGTTAGGTCAGCTTCTACATTTAAATGAGATCACTCAGGGTAAAGTACCCATAAAGAATATCATCAATGCGATGACGATTCAAAACAAAGATGAACTCATTAAATCCATGGAAGAAGAAGCTAAAGGTGCTGCCGATCAAGCAAACAAGATGGCTGAGCTTCAAATGCAACAGATGCAAATTGACAACCAAGCTAAAATCAGCTATGCACATAGCCAAGAAGGGCTAGCAGCAGAAAGAATAGCTAAAATTCAGACGGATAAAGCTGTTGCGGAGGACAAACTTAAGAAAGCCCATCAGGAAGATACCGCCGGCATGCTTAACATTGTCAAAGCAATAAAAGAGATTCAGGGACTAGATATGACTAATTTAATGTCTAAATTAGAGATGCTCCATAGCATCAATAACCTGAATTTCAATGAGCCAGTTTTGGCAACAAGCAATCAAACAACTCTTAAAGGAGAGCAAAATGAGCAAGGGTAACCTAGGTCACAATCAAGGTGACATGAAACCAGTAGTTGAAGATTATCAATTGCCGATGGGGGCATTTTCTGGTAAAGATTTCAACTCAACAACGCAATATATCGAGCGTAACACAGCGCGCCAAGATAAAATGGCAGCTGACGTTAGAAAGCAAAGTTTTAACGGTAAATATTAAAATGAAGAAATCAAGATGTGAAGTGCAAAAAGGGCCTATCGAGGCATCTCAAAGCACTATGCAACATCAATTAAGATCTCAAGTTGACAAAGAAGATGCCGCTCACAGGGCTATGAAATTTGACAACATGACTCCTAAGTTGCATATGCCTAAACAATAGACGGATAAAATCTATTTCTTTATGATGGCTGCAAAACTCTTGCAGCCATCTTCATTTAAAGGAAATATATGTTCGAATTCACTCATGATCAAAGATTTAAGATTTCTGAAGATCTAAGATTGATACAAACCATTTCAGATCTTTTTCAGATCCATCCATATCATGCAATGTTGCTTTTAAAGTACGTAGCTGATGGCCATGATTTTATAGAATCTTATGATTTATTCGTTGCCCCTTTAGAAATGGGAGATAAAAATGACGCAAAGTAAATATGACCCCTCAAGAGAAACTTTGGGCGTTGAATATCAAAAGATGCTCAGGAATCGTCCTAAAGAGATGGTTGAAGTAGGAGACATGCGCAATGAATTGATGAGTAGTTTAGTTACTGACATCAATGAAGAGCTCTTTACTATCAAACAAGATCCCAAAGCTGAGTCATTTGAAAATAGGCCTTATTATGTGAGGGTGTTAGAAAAGCGAGACTATATAATGAAAGATGTGTTTCGTAGAGATATCTACAGAACACTTTATCGTCCTTATCCAGAGCCAGATTCTTTGGTTTTTTGGAGATCTGCCGATCGTAATGAAATTAGAATGTGCTGGCAATTACCTGAGAAGCACTTTATGGACAATATGCTTGATAACTGGGAATTGTTTCAGGATAGAGCAGAAGAACTTAGGTTGATAAAAGCTTGGATTAATTTTGATCTTTTTGCTTTTGGTTTTATTAAAGATCAGATGGGAAATTGGCATGAGAATCTTGATTGGAAAGGAGATAAAGAATTAAAGGCTACTCCTCCAAAAGGATCTGTGGAGCTTATTTTACCAGCAGTTCTTTAATATTCTGTGCTATAACCGGTTGATTCTTTGAAGCTCAGCCCAGTTATCGGTAATTTTTTATGCCAATAATTGCTTCTTAGATTGGCTCTTCCTTGAATCAAGCATTCATCGGAACAATAAATTGGCCTGCTTGTCATTAATTGCTCATCACAAATCCTACATTTCTTACATTCATAAGGCTTTGGAGGAATATTTAGGACTTTTTCATCATAAATACATTTGTAGCATCTATCTTTTCCATAAAAATCCTCGGATTTCCTATCGACATTACATGATGGGCACTTCATAATACCTCACTTTTCCCTAGATATTTAAACTTTTATACATTAAGGTGCAAGCAAAGGTATAAGCAGCCTTAAAATGCTTTAAAGGTCTTATAAGCGTATTGACCAGCGCAAAAAAGGATTATTTAATGGACGAAGTCAATCAAAGCGAAGGGCAAGAGGTCGCACCTCCAATGACTGAGAACCATGAGTCTCAAGTTGAAGCTCAAGCAGCTCCTGTCGAAACAGCTGAAGAAAGCCGTCAAGACAGAAACTGGAAAGAGATCAATCGAGCAAAAAAAGAACTCGAAAGAGAACTGAGATTGTCTAGGGACATGAATGAGAAGCTTGTGCAAGCACAATTGGATCGCATGAATCCCCCTAAAGCCGTTGAGGTAGATGAACTTGACTCAATTGATGATAGTGAATTTATTCCTAAGGGAAAGGTGAAGAGTCTCGTGCGTAAAGAAGCCGAGAAGATTGCCAAGGAAATCTCCCAAAAGGAATATGACAGGATCAGCAAGGAAAGGGAAGCCTCACAATATCTTCATAGGCTAAAAAGCCAATATTCAGATTTCGACGAGATCGTTAACTCTCAAACATTAAGTTTACTAGAAGAACAAGACCCTGAACTAGCTGAGTTGATCGTATCATCAAAAGACCCTTATAAAATAGGGATGCAGAGTTACAAATACATTAAAGCAATGAATATTGCGGAAAAGGTGCCAGAAGCGCGAAGGTCTAAGGAAGTGGACAAAAAGATTGAGCAAAACGCGAAAACCGTTCAAACGCCTCAAGCTTATGATAAACGACCAATGGCTCAAGCTTTTGTATTAACCGATACCGAAAAGAAAAAGCTTTATCAAGAGATGAATAGTTACGCAAACATGGCTAGCGGGGTCCCAGAAATGAGGTAATAAATGACCGTATCCATCTCCACTATGCCTCCGCAAATTCAGCAGAGGTATAACGCAAAGCTCTTGTCAACTCCAGAACGCAACTTGATTCACAATCTTTTTGCAACACCTGTAGAGTTGCCAGACAACCAAGGCTTCATCGACAGACAAAGCCGCTATGATAGACTAGATCTATTCCCAGTCCCAATGGACGATGCGCAAACTAATCCACCTTCCCAAGCTCTTAATCGTGTTGATGTTGATTGCCGTGTACGTGTATACGCAACCTATATCGTTTTGACACGCCAAGTTACAATCACAAACGAAGATCCTGTATTGAATTCAGCTGCTGCTCGTCTTGGACAAGCTGCTCGCGAAACTCAAGATATTCTTCAACGTGATAGTTTGGAAAGCACAGCTGCGATCGTTAACTCTGTTAACGGTTCTAACGGTGACTTGCCAACTGAAATGGCTTCTGATGACGTGACAGACGTGTTTACACTTCTGCAAAACGCATCTGGTGACTTCATTACAAATATCGTTGAAGCTGATAACAAATTCGGCACAAGCCCTGTTGGTGATTCTTACGGTTGTATGCTTACAACTCGTATGATTCCTGTTCTTTACAACATGACTGGCTTTACACGAAAATATCAATATCCACACATTGACAAAACCCTATCCACAGAGATCGGTGGAGTCAACAACGTTCGATTTTTTATCTCAGAACAAGGTTCTGTAACAGCAAATGCGTCAATGTTGACAGCTGATGTTGCTAACTGCTTTGTTGTAGCTAAAGAAGCTTACAAAGTGGTATGGCAAGCAGGTGGGAAGATGAGATTTATCTATCTACCTCCAGGATACAACAACGATCCATGTATGTTAAGACATACAGCAGGTTGCAGCTTCTATCAAGGTCAGTGTATCACTAATGATGCATGGGCTGTAAACCTACGCTCAACCGGTATTTAAGGAGGACTAATTTATGTTACCATATGAAATGATCGCTGGTGGAAGATTCTCTCTTACAACAGCTTTAATTGCTTCTGGTGTTGACGTTAAAGTTAATAGCCAGAATCCTCCTGATTATATTCTTATGCAATCAGTAGGCAATGCCGCTGCTACAGCTGGATGGGGTGAGGCTAATGATGCTCAAGCTATTCAGTTTTGGTGGGAAAAATCAATGAATCAGGGAACAGCAAAAGGTCTTTTGCAAAGCTCTGCTGCTGCAAATGCTCCTGCTATTACGTCTGCTTTTGTTGCTACAAATGGTATTTTTACTTACGACACAGCAAATCCTCCTACATTCGCTGGTTTAGCCGGTACGGTTATCTCAGGGATTGCAGGTACATTTGTTGTAACTATGGCCAACACCGGTACAATTTCTGTGGGAGATACTGTTAGACTCACAAACGTTACTGGTGAACAGCAAATTGCTGGGTATCCATTTGGTGTTACTGCAGTAACTGCAAATACAAACATCACTTTAGGCTATATGGCTTCAAGTGGTATGACATTTGCAGCAGACGCTTCGGCTGTTACTGTGACTAAGTACATTCCTAACCGCTTTTATCCTAAAGAGCGCCGGATTGTTAATATCACAAAAGCAACTCAAGCAGTGGTTTCCTTTGCGCAGCCTAACAATTTTACAGTGGGTGAAAATATCTCTTTTAGAGTTCCTTCTTCTATGTGGGGTATGACAGAGATCAATAACAAGACTGCAAGAGTGCTCAGCGTTACCAATAGCGCAACAGTATCTTCGATCACTTTAGATCTAGATACAAGCGGCTATACAACGTTTACATTCCCAACGAGTGCTCAAACAGTGGCCGGCGCTGCTGGACCTGCTGTAGCGATTCCTGCTTCGTCAGGTGTAATTCCTTTCAACGGTAGTGCAACTATCGCTCAGGAACCTCCTGGAACAAACCTATTAGATTCGTTTGATAATAGAAACGTACGGCTAATACACTTTGGACCCGGATTATTTAATATTGCAAGTTTTACATCTGATGCTGAAGACATCTGGATGTGGCAAGCATTCAAATATTCCGATTATCAGCAAAGTAATTTGCCTAGCACTTAAAAAAGCAATCTCCTTTTTTAGGGTGGTGACAATTTGTCCCCACCCTTTTTAAACCCTAAGGAAAAAAAATGGAAATTAGAGAATTTAATAAGAAAGAAAGTAAAAGAGTTACATCTGAGCAATCAGCTGAAATGATTAAAAAGATACGCAAAGAACATGACAAGCTAGTAAAAGGGATGTTTGAATTCTTAGATGCTCAGGGAGGATGGTTAGAGTTCGGTGTACGCTTCTTTAAAGGTGAACCCTTAACAATCATTAAGTTAATTCATGGAGAGATTTGCGAGCTACCTATGGGTATTGTAAAGCATCTAAATAACACAAAGAAGAAAGTACGAACCATGGCGCCTAATATCGCTGAATCAGGAACAATACGAGGAATTCCAGCTACTTATAGTGTTCAATCAAGAGTTCGATTTACCCCTGTGGATGTAATGTAAATGTCATCGCATGTAATTTATCCTACATATCAGTTTGTGACAGGAATAACCAGAGCAAACCCTTCTGTAGTCACCACTTTAGATGATCATGATTTTACTCCCGGTGAGATCGTGTCATTTAGAGTGAGTGTTCCTTATGGAATGGTAGAGATAAATAATAAGGAAGTTAAAGTAATTTCAACAACTTCAAATACACTAACGATTGACTTGGATACGACTTCGTATTCTGCATTCATATACCCAGTTTCTGGTGATAACACCCCGCCAGAAATTGTTCCATCAGCATCAAGTGTTGTGCCGGGATTTTATACACCTGCAATGAATCTTGCGGATTCATTTGATAATAGGAGAGTAAATTGAGCATAGGTACACTAGCAGCTATCATCACAAAGACTCGTCAGCTAAGCAACAGTGGCACAACAAGTCAACTGACCAATCAACAGATTATTAATTATATCAATAGTTTCTACCTTTATGATTTCCCAGCTCAATATCGTGCTCTTAAGCTTCAAGATAAGGTTACCTTTAACACTATTAAGGGGATTGATACTTACGCTTTTGATTCTGAGCATTTTTCTACAGTTCAGATGCCATGTTATTGTGCCGGAAGGGAAATCAAACTTTTTAATGATCCGTGGAGTTTCTTCGGAGTCAATTTCAATTGGTTCCAGCAGCAAAATCTTACTTCAGGAGATGGAACAGCTGGCCCATACTCAGGAACATGCCAATCCACACCCATTCTAAGAAGCACAAGCAATAATCCCATTACGCAAACAAAAACCCAATCAACTTCCGTATTCCCTATCAATTATCAATCCCAATTCACTCAAGACGCTAACATTGGAAGAGTACAGAACATTCTTATTACGGTGAATAGAGCAAACGGAGATACGCTTAATGTGACGGATGATGGTGCCGGCAATCTTATTGGAAACTGCATTTCAGGTACGATTAACTATAGCACAGGAGCTGTTTCCAATTTAGTGTTCAGCAATACAGTTCCTTCTGGTGAGACAATCACAATCGAATACAATTCTCAAGTTCTGGCTATTCCTCAGGGTGTGATGTTCTATCAAAACCAATTCACCATGCGTCCTGTACCTGATAAGGGTTATACGATTACCCTGACAGCTTATAGATTACCTTCCCAGGCTTTACTAGGCTCAGGAACGGTGATTGACATGGCAGGAGTCCCAGAGCAGATAGAATGGTGGGAAACGCTTGCCTTTGGGGCTGCAAAGAAGATTTATGAAGATAGATTGGATCCTGATGGTGTTGCTCTCATGGATAAGGCTTTGAGAGAACATTATGCATTAAATGAAACAAGAACATATGCTCAATTAGGCAAGAATCGCATGCCT